TATAATGCACTCACTAACCGCATCACTCCCTCAGCATTTGTATGGTAGAGTCCATCGTGAGTTTATTACGAACGGAGTGGACACTGGTGTGGAAAATTGCATCATTCATGCGGTATCCGTCAGACCAGCACAAGCATTGACCTTTTCTGTATTATTGGAAAATGGAGCACAATATCGTGGAGTTCCTATTCACGGATTGATAATCGGACAAGACCCGAATAAAGATACACCACCGATGCAAGATTTACACTGCCATCAAGTGTGGGGATGTTTTGGAACAGAGTTTAGTATCGTGGATATGACATTTTCTAAAGGATTAAGTGCAGAATGGGTGGATTCGTTGGGTAAAAAATTTACTGGTCGTGGATTGGGATGGGCTATTGAGTTTCACGACGATGGATATTCTAATGCACCACAACAAGATAAAAGTTTTAATATGTTGGTATCACCAGAAGGATATCTTGCAGCGATGCCAAACAACAGAGTTAGATGGTGGGAAGATAGCTTTACAAACTGGAAGCTACCAATAAGATTGAAGGTCAATCACAAAATATATTATGTAGAAAAGATGGGAACCAATCCAGAAGAAACCGCTTTCGTAACGGAGTGATATATGGGAATGTTCGACACATTAAAAGTGGAAATAAAGATTCCAGGCTTTTCCGAAGTACCTGATGTTGAATTTCAAACGAAATCATTAGACTGTGCATTAGAAAATTATGTTATAACTAATAATGGTGAATTATACCGTGAAGTGTGGGATTACGAGTGGACGGATGACTCCAGCTCCGTTTTTAATGGGTATTTTAATAAAGTAGAAGGTAGTTATCGCCGAGAGTACTTGACAGACTTCCACGGTGATGTTATATTTTATGAAGGTAAAACTGTGGACGGAAAGTGGAGATATTACTCTGCCCGTTTCACGGAAGGTAAATTAACTCGTATGTGGTACAAAGACGAACAATATTAAACAGAGGTTAAATGGTTATGGAAAAGTCAAAGTTGGAAAAGTTCATTTCGAAGTATAACATCGGTGGAGCATGTGAGAGCGTAAAGTATGTATCGAATGGTACAGAGATGACAGTTCGTGCGGTTTCTGACGATAAGAATGTACTTGCCGAAGTTACTGGTCACGATATCGGATTTCCCCAAGGTGAGTTCAGTATCTATGAAACAAAGAAGCTTCGTTCACTTCTTGGTGTACTTGGGGAGAAGCTCAAGGTCGCTGCCAACAATGTGTCTGGCAAGGTTGTCGGAATGAATCTTTCCGATTCTGATACGAAGGTTACATTTGTTCTTGCAGATGAATCGGTCATCCCAAAAGTTCCCGATTTGAAGAAGCTTCCTCCCACCGATATCGAAATCGTTCTTGATGAGAAGTTTGTTAACACATTCGCCCGTGCTAAAGGCGCTCTGTCTGAGGTGAGCACATTCACCGTGATGAGTGACGGCACTGATGCGACTGTGGTAATTGGTTATTCTACATCCAACACGAATCGTGTTAATATTAAGACGACAACCAAGACAAATACTAAGATTGAACCGACGAGCTTTTCCGCTGACTACTTGAAGGAAATCCTTCTTTCAAATAAGGAAATCAAGGATGGAGTATTGAAGGTTAGTTCGAAGGGCATCGCTGTGGCTGAGTTCGCAGGTGAGGGATTCACCTCGAAGTACTACCTCGTTCAGATTAACACGAAGGATTAATGGCCGGCTTCGACGATTTCTTTGATGCACCCAAGTTTGATTTCGACAAGGAGAAACAACTCTTTGTCGAAAACTTGGACATGCTTAAGAGTATGTCCGTTCAAGAGCAAACCTTGTACAAGAAGTATAAGGAAGTAAATGGGTATTATCAGAATTCGTTTGATAAGGCTCGCATCGTGAAGGCGAAAATTTGGACGCCTACTGATCTTAACAATAAGGAACAGACAGTCAAGGAAATCCAAGCCCTCCAGCCTCGTATTCGTGTGGTCATGCCAAAGACTACCGACGAGATGGATTGGAATATGATTCGGGTATTCTCACATACGATGGAGTTCGACCAGAACCCCGGCCGATTCGTTCGGTTCCTTGTCTATGATGAGGTGACGGGGAAGTATCTGGGTGCAACTTCGTTGGGTAGTGATGTAATCGCTATCGGATGCCGTGACCAGTGGATTGGTTGGGATAAGGATACAAAGCTAAAGGGGAAGTTGAATAATTCCGCTATCGGTACGTGTATTATGGCTACCCAGCCGTTCGGATACAACTTCTTGGGTGGGAAGCTGGTTGCGTCTATGTTGACCACAAAGGTTGTGTCTGATACGTGGGAAAAGATGTATAACAATGTGTTGGCTGGACTGACCACCACTTCACTATATGGGTCGGAATCTATGTACAATTCTATTCCGTTCTGGAAGAAGTTGGGTTCGAGTACTGGTGCGATTGGTATCAAGCCCGATGATGATGTCTATGGCAAGTGGCATGACTATCTGAAGCAGAACAAGCCAGATGAATACAAGGAACGATTCGTCAAGGATGACCCATCGAAGGGGCCGGTCACTGGTATTAAACAGCAAATCATTTCTATGATTTTCCGTGAAGTGGGAGTCAGTGCGAGTAAGTACAAGCACGGATTTGAGCGTGGTGTATATTACGCTCCCCTTTACGAGAATACCCGTGAGTTCCTCCGTGGGGAGATTGAGAAGGATAAGCTCGTTCCCTTGACAAAGCTGAAGGATGATGTAGATTCTGTATTGAACTGGTGGAAGCCGAAGGCTATTGCCCGATATGAGAAGTTGCATGAAGAGGGTCGGACAAAGGATGGTATTCTGTATTACACCAATATGATTGGAATTAGTTGGGATGAGGCAAAGCGTATATATCTTCCAGAGGTCGGGCGATGAGCTTCTTTGAAACAACCGTTGACATATCAAAGTGTAGAAAAGTATTGGTGATACCTAATATCACTAATTCTGCGAATATTGAAAAAGACTCCTTTGTGGATGTCATCTACAATCACATTCGAGCATTAGAAAAGCTTGGAGATTATTATTGGCATATTTTGGTTCCAGAGCCAGTTGCTAAACTTAATCTTGAAAATGTCAAGCAACACATCGTAGATATTTCTGGTGATATGATTCATATGCGGGTAACCTTTCCTAGAAAGGCTATTAATCTCTTACAAGATTTGGAATACGATGTAGTGTATTCGCATTTACCCGATTGGTTTATGGTCAAGCGATATACCGATAAGGATATTATTGGATACGCACATTGGTGGGAAATGAAATCGTGTAACGCTGAAGATAGAAAGAATCGTCAACGAAACATTGTGGCAGAATTGTTGGGTGTATTGGGGATGAAGGTCTGTTATCTCAACACCCAAGACCAAAAGAATCGTGTATTAGACGAGGCACGTCAATGGTTTAGTGACGAAAAGGTTCAAGAATTAGATAAAATTCTTCAAGTCTGGCATTTGGGTGTTCCACAAGGAAAGATTATTTCAGAACCGACCGAAAAGGAAAAGATTATTGTATTCAATCATCGAGCCGCTGCATATAAAGGATATCCACAATTTATTGAGCTGATGAAAGAGTATCGTGAATCCAGACAAGACTTTGTGGTATGGGTTCCTCAGCTGGACGGAAAGCCTGAAGAATCATGGATTGACAATACAAAAGTCCCGAAGCATGAGTACTATACCAGACTTCAACGTTGCTCCGTAGGAATCCAAATGCGCCAGTCAAACTATGGTTGGAGCGTGGCAGCTACGGATTGCATGATGAATGGTACTGCCGTCATTTTCCAAGAGTCTGATTGTTATCACGAAATTGACCCCAACGGAATGTTCTTCAAGTTTAAAAGGGATTTATTTGCGACTCTAGATAAATTCTTTGATGATGAAAACTTTAGACACGAACAAGGTGTAAGAAGTATAGCTAGAACCAAGGAATTACAGTTAAATGAAGCTAAGATGATTAAACAATTAAACAATCAACTAACACGGTAGGAGAAAATGAATCTACTTAATTTTGCGAAGTTCCCGGCGTCTTTCAACGAAAATGAAATCCATCTGGGGAACGCTCCTGCTCAGTATGAGTCTTATCTTTATAGATATACCCATCTAGAAACGGGAAAAATGTACATAGGTATTCACAAGGGTAGACTTGGAGACAGGTACTGGCATTCGTCAAAGAACGAAGAATTTAATCAAGCACTTTCTACCGAGAAAAATGTGTTTAAGTTTGAAGTTCTTCGGTTCGGCAGCCATCACGCTATGGAAGTTGCAGAAAGTAGGATGTTACATGCGGTGGATGCCAAAAATAATCCTATGTACTATAACTTAACAAACGGTATGAAATTACATCAAGATGCACCGCCCGATGTAGAAATGATGCAAATCCTAGTTGATAAGATTCAGTCTAGAGATGGATTGACAGTTACCATAGAACCAGTTGAAGAGATTGCGGTACTAAAACGTGTACAGGTTCGGTTAGCTGAAGATGAAGCTCACAAGAGGGAAATCAAGGAACGCATTGAAGACGCCGGCGGTGATACTTCTGGATGTTCTCCTGTGGTGATATACGAAGGTCGTGGACCTAATGGAGAGGATCTCATTGGTGATGGTAACCACACAGTTATGGCTGCGAGTGAAGCAAAGCATTGTACTGTAATTCCTGTCATTCGTATTCCTAAGAGTGTACATAAAGAGTATACCGACGCTGAGTTGAAGGCTATCGGTAATCTTTTGAATAAGAAGCCGGATACTATTAAGAAGCCCGTCAGTCCTGATGACGCTGTAAAGCACCTTGAAGATATTGTTAGTAAAGGGGTTACTTTGGAGCAGTTCGCAAAAGATGAAGATGCGCACAGACAGTATTTACAGATTTGTGGATTTACTGGTAAGCAGATAACAAAGATTATTGGTAGAGTTAAAAAGAGCATTAAGAATCAAGAGTTCCTCAAAGCTAACAAACTTTGGATAGATTACACTAAACCGATACATAAAAAGACTTTAGAAAGTACTACCGAAGGTTTTAGAACGGCAGATACTATGGCGATTCATGTAAGTTCTGCGATGTTTAAGTTTGACAACGTTGTAAATACGATGTTCGCCCACACAGAAGAAACCAAAAAAGGTCGAGTGACGCAGAAGGACAAAATGGTAGTTGTGGTGTACCATACCGATTCTGATAAGGAGCTGAACTGGAAAATGAATGAGCAACCACGTATACTAAATATGATTAGTTGGTTTTATACAAGACTTGGATACAGCGTTAGAATACATGAGATGCCTACGACTATGACCCACAACCCGTTTTTAAACAATGAGTAATCACACCATTTGGGTAGAAAAGTATCGTCCGTCTATCTTGGACAATTATATTGGAAACGAAACTCTTAAAGAAAAGTTCGCCCATTATATTGAAACGCAAGATATCCCGCATCTGCTGTTCTATGGAACGGCAGGTACGGGTAAGACAACCGCAGCAAAGATTCTCGTAAAGAATATTGACTGTGACCACCTATTCATCAATGCATCAGATGAACGTGGTATTGATGTCATTCGTGAGAAGATTAAGAACTTTGCCTCCACCTCTGGATTTGCTCCGTTGAAGGTGGTGGTACTGGACGAGGCAGATGCGTTGACTCCTGACGCACAAGCCGCTCTTCGCAATATGATGGAAGTATTTAGTCAAAAGACCAGATTCATCTTGACTTGTAATTACTTTGAACGTATTATTCCACCTATCGTCAGTCGGTGTCAGACTTCTGCGTTGACCCCACCATCGAAGAAGGAAGTGGCTATCCATCTCACGAACATCTTAAATCAAGAGGGTGTAACCTTTGAGAAGCAGGCAATCGCCACGTTAGTCAATGCGTATTATCCAGATATTCGTCGTGTCATCGGAACCGCTCAGCAGCAAACCCGTGATGGAAAGTTGACTGTCAATGTCAACGAAGTAATCGCTGGTGACAGTAAGCTGAAGATTATGGATACTTTGACCAGCAATCAACCTTCGACTAATAAGGTTCAAGAAATTCGTCAAATAGTTGCTGACGCTGGTATCCGTGACTTTACCGAACTTTATCGGTTACTCTATGATAAGGTTCAAGATTATGCCCCGAACAAGATTCCCCAGACGATTATCCATATCGCTGAAGGTCAGTATCGGGATGCTTTTGTAGTAGATAAAGAAATTAATTTTATAGCAACAATGTATAACATTTTAATGTAAGAGGAAATTATGACCAGTAAGTTTATTCCGCCTTCGGGCAAGCCAGACCCACGCCAGATGCAACAGCAGATGCCCGACCTTTCATTGGCTACGGATATCGTCTGTGAAAACTGTGGGAATCTCACCTTCCAAGAAGTTATGTTGATGAAGAAGATTTCTGCGATTGCGTCACCAAATGGAAAGGAAGGTATCATTCCTATCCCGACATTCGCTTGTGTGGCGTGTGGATATGTAAACCAAATGTTCCGTCCAGTAAAGTCTGCTAGAACCGATGAGGAAACTACACAAACTAGAACCAGTGTAGAAACTGCAGAGGAGCCCACTCGGCCGAAGCTTGTATTAGAGGATTAATGGAAACTACGTTCGTAGATAAGTCCCGTGTCACCGTCCGAGAAATCTCAAAGAATGTGGCACGGGATTTTATTGAAACCCACCATTACACGCATAAGTTCAGCTCTACACGATATGCCCTTGGGGTATTCTATGTAGAGGATGGTGAGCATGCGTTCTTTGCTGGAGAGAACGAACGTTTAATTGGATGTATGACCTATGGCCATCCAGTAAGTAATCGCACGGTAGATTCGATTACCGAAGGGCTGGAGCTGGATGAAGTATTGGAGTTGACCAGATTAGTCTGCTTGGATGGATATGGAAAGAATCTGGAAAGTTTTGTAATTGCTCAGTCCTTTGATTGGATGAAGAAGAATGACCCCAAGGTAAAAGTCTTGGTCAGTTATGCAGACCCTGAACAAGCACATACGGGTGGAATCTATCGGGCAACGAATTGGCTCTATCAAGGATGTGGATATTCCAAGTTGATGCCAGATTATAGTATTCGTATTAATGAAGATGACCTCTGGACGCATAGCCGTACCGTAGGCGCTCGTTGGGGAAATAAGTCTGTAGAGAATCTGGCTAAGACAATCGGCCAGACCTTCTACAGAAAAGAGGAAACAGCAAAACATCGATATATCTATTTCCTCTGTGGAAAGAAGGAACGGAAACGAATGATGAACAATTTGAAGATTCCCGTATTTCCATATAATGAAATCAAGCCATATACCCAACTGATTCAGAAGGTACACGTAAAGGATGGGGTAGTGGACCGCATTGAAATCCTCCAAGGGGTTGACAATGGGTGGTCAAACAAACAGATTGTAATGACGGAGGATGAAGATGGCGAAGACACTATTTGACCATATTAATGCAATTTATCTTGACCAGAAGAAGAACTATTTCTCTGGATTGGATGATGGGGAGAAGCGAACCTATAGTAACTATATGGTCAATCGCTTTCTTTCTATGAACATTCATCAGCTCCCGCTGGTCAATGAGATACAAAAGTACACGCTACCTTCCGATGTTCACTATTTATTCTTTGCGACCACGATTCCTCGCGGTAAGCAATATAACAAATATGTGAAGGCTGCAAAAGAAACCAAGTATGAAGAGTGGTTGGTGACCTTGGTTGCGAAGCATTATTGTGTATCCGAGATTGAAGCGGTCACCTATTTGGAAATCTATTACGAACAAGATAAACCCGCACTTCGGGAACTCTGTGAAAAATACGGGATTGATACTAAAGTATTGAAGAAGGCAAAACTATGACACAGGATTTGGTTACTATGGTTAAGTTGAGTTGGTCGGAATATTTCCGAAAGATTGCGCACACTGTGAAATTAAAGTCAAAGGACAAGACCACACAGATTGGTGCGGTCATTGTCGGCTCTAATAATGAAATTCGTTCCACGGGATACAATTCATTTCCACGTGGGATTGAAGATTTCCGTGAAGAACGGCAGGAACGTCCAGAGAAGTATTATTGGATGGAGCATGCGGAACGGAACGCCATTATCAACGCCGCTCGTATTGGTGTTTCTACTGACCGATGCACTTTATTCTTGACTTGTGATATTCCGTGTGTGGATTGCACACGCGCGATTATCAACTCTGGTATCAAGGTTATCTTTTGTGAGCGTGACCAGGGTGCAAGTGGTGAACATTGGGATGGACACAGAGAACGTAGTATTCAGATGTTAAAAGAGGCACATCGCACTGTGTGGTATTATGGGGAACAGAAACCATTTATTGATATTGGGGAATTGAGAAATGGATAATTTTACAATAACATTTTCAGAAAGTGCTTTAGTGGAAATGAAGTCTTTTGCCGAAAAGGAAGCAACCGACTATTTCCGTATTTCTGTGATGCCAGGCGGTTGCTCTGGTTTCAAATATAACTTTGAGATAATTGATAATCCAGAAGAAGATGATGTAATCGTAGAACAACATAACGGAGTAAAGGCAGTCGTTGACCCGTTTTCCGTACCATATTTAAATAATGTTGTTGTGGATTACATATCTAATATGATGGAATCTGGATTTAGATTTAATAACCCTAACGCGTCTGGTGGTTGTGGATGTGGTACGAGTTTTGCAGTATGACAAATGGAAAAGGTGATACCCCACGCCCATTGAGTGTGGATACAGAAACATATAAAAATAATTGGGAACAAACTTTTGGTAACACGCCGCAAAAAGCACAAGCCCGTATATCGGAGTCCTTACAAGAAGTTCAAAGAGAAATTAACAGACTACGTGATATTGTAGATAACTGTGAGTATAGCGGATTACCTAACACCTCATCATACGAGGTTCACGGTGAATCTTTATAGAAATCGCAAGGTTGGTCAAACACAGAATGGGTATCGATATGTACTGTTACAAGATGCACCAAATTCCATTCATTTAACTATACAAGATAAAGATAAGGCAATGTACGATTTCCTTACCAATCTACAATCAGAAGAAGATTTAAATAACAAAATTTCTGCATTAGAAACAGAATTCACCACTTGGGTAACCACACATGAAGTCACTAACTAATTATCTCTCAGAAGAACAAGCAGTACAATGCGTGGGCAAGGGATGGGAAAAACTTGTTCGTAAGGTATATAATGCAAAGATAGGAATGGGGATTACCGTGGGAATAATTCAAGTGAAGGAAAAGTGGGGCGGACTCAGAATATATACTGATTATTACGATTCCCACTTAGAAGAAGTTATTATGCAGGTTAGTCGAGACAGTCTAACTATCTGCGAGGAATGCGGTGCTCCTGGTGGACTTGTAGCGAAAGGAACATGGTACCAGACCCGATGTGAAGAGCATCGTGGTGAATGGGAGCCAGTACAACACTAATAATACCTTATAAAAGACCCCGAAAGGGGTCTTGACTTTTATGGCCTATTTAGGTATATTTAAGATGTCTAGTATCCTATGAGGAATCAATGAACAAAGTTTCGTACAGTCAGTATACAACGTGGGCTAACTGCCCGCAAGCATGGAAGCTCCGTTATGTGGATGGTCACAAGCTGGATGAGGGTTCAATCCACACCATCTTCGGTACCGCCATGCACGAAGTCATCCAAGAATGGCTTGATACTCTTTTCAATAAGAGTGAATCATTTGCCAACGGTATTGACCTTGATGACAGCTTGAAGGCAAAGTTTCACGAACACTTCAAGGCTGGAATCAAGGAAGTGGACGGGGTAAAGGTATTCCCGTCAGACCGTAAGACGCTCGAAGAATTCTACCATCAAGGTACAGAGATTCTTTCGTATGTTCAGGCGAATCAGAAGAAGCTCTTCCCGAACCAGAATGTGTCATTAGTCGGTATTGAGTTCCCGATTGATGTAGAGGTGCGGAAGAACGTCAAGTATGTGGGGTTCGTGGACATCATCACAAAGAATGAAAAGACGGGATTGATTACCATTTACGATTTAAAGACCAGTCGAGCTGGGTGGACACAATCACAGAAGTCTGACAAGACTAAGATTAGCCAATTGCTTCTGTACAAGAAGTTTATTGCTGAGCATTTCAATGTGCCGCTAGAGTCGGTTCGTGTCGAGTATGTGATTCTCAAGCGTATCATCTCTGAGAATTCTCCATATCCGATTCCGCGTGTCAGTCCGTTCGAGCCCCCGCATGGGAAGCCGTCAATCAATCGGGCATGGACCGACTTCGAGAATTTCTTGTTCGATTGTTTCGATGAAGATGGTCAGTATAAGACCAATACGATTAAGCATAAGGCAAGTAAGAGCGCCTGTAAGTATTGTGTATTCCGTGAGCGTAAAGACCTTTGCCAGTACGGGGTGTAATGTGGAAAATCCTATGGTCAACTATAGTAAGCTGATTGCTGAAACTGCAAGTAACCATTATAACGTGCGGGATGAGTACAAGGAAAATACCTACGAACAGAATGTTGCCATCACAATGAGTGAGCAACGTAGATTCTCCGTGGGATGTATCAATATCACGGGGGAACTGAATATCGGAATGATGATTCGTTCGGCGTGTCTTTTTGGGGCTGAGAATTTTTATATCTTTGGACGAAAGAAATTTGATAAACGGTCCACTGTTGGGGCTGAGAAATACATTAATATCGTCCAATATACTTTTGATGACCCGATACACGCCGACGAATCAATTCTGAATCAGTTGAAGTTGTTGAAGCACAATATAGTGTTGTGTGAGCATGGTGGTCATGTGATGGGGAAGGACAATTGGAAGTTTTACGATAGTCTCCACAAGCACAATGAAACCCCACTCTTTATCTTCGGCTCAGAGAGTCACGGAATTCCAGAGGTTATCCGATTCGCAAACTTTGAGCGTATCAGTATTCCGCAACGTGGGGTACTTCGGTCATATAATGTGAGTGCCGCTATGAACATTATTTGTTGGGACTTTATCAAGGAGATATATCTGTGAAGAAGCGATATAAGCAAATGATTGATACTCGTCGGGTCTATCAATTGGAAACTGATATGTACTACGACCGCAGGTTTGCGTATATCACCAAGCAACGGTCATTAGACTATCTGGTACGATATGCCAAGAAGATTTGGAAGGCTGAGAAGATTAAGAAGCAGATGCCTCTTATCCGATTTGGCAAGGGATTACAGAAGTTTAGTTGGTGTGATGGGGAAACATTGGAACTTGCCCCAACCCAACGGGACATCTTGACTCTTGTACATGAGTTGGTTCATGCGATTGGATACGATGACCACGATAAGAACTTTGCGGCAAAAGAGTTGGTCCTACTTGCGAAATATACCTCGGTGAAGGTTGACGCACTGCATGAAATGTTTGAGGTTATGATATGAACGATATAGATAGAATTAAAAAAGAAATAGAGTATTGGCAAACCGAATTTGTTCCAAGTGGTAATATGGGTAAGTGGGCCAGACAGGCTAGAATAGATTCTTTAAATAGAACTTTGAAACAGCTTGAACAAGATAATCAAAGTGAAAACGGTGAACTATAATGGCATGGTGGCATAAACCAGACCCACCAGATATGGAAGGGTATGTACCTGACAATTTCTATAATGGTCCAGACCCCGATGCATACAAACGATATGCGGAATGGAAACATAGACAAGCACGAGAGAATAAGGTGGCGTGGGAAAAATTTCAAAAAGAAAAAAAGGAAAAGGCTATACAAATGAAAAAGAAATTAAAAGAAGCATCGGTATTATTCTTCATTCAGATATTGAGTTATACTATCTGGTGTATTAACTTCCGAGCGGTTGCTGATACGCATTATCACACAGCGGCAGTAAGTGACTTTATGATTGCCTCTATTCAGTTCTTTGTGATTCGGAAGATTGCGCATGGACAAGACCAGTTTCATCAATGGGCTGGATATGCACTCGGGTCTGTGGTCGGAAGTTATTTAGGTATTTGGATTTCCGCAACATTCTTGGGAGGTTGAAATGAATGACGAAATTGTTTCATGTATGGCAATAGGAGACAGACCCTATCTGGTTGCCGCTACCAAGGATGGTAAAGTGTTTATTGGATATGTAAGAACTGGTGATGGTCCTGATGTTGAGTGGACGAGATGCACCGATATTCCATTACACGCATCAAGCACGGAGTAATTATGGATGTCTTTATATTCATTGCTATTCTGTCTCTTGCATTGGGTCTGACTCGTTTGGTAACAGGGCCAGGATATTGTAAGTGTAAGTACTGTGAATATAAGATACGTCAATACGAAATCCACAAGTGTAAAGTAAGTGGTCGTAGACATACCTGTAAGTAAGGAGACTATATGCATTTGCCCAAGAAACGGAAAAAGGAAGTAGTAGAAATGACGAAGGTAAAGAGTGATACATTGCCACCCTCATTACGACTTGACCTCAACGGGAAAGCCCTGTTGATGTTGGATACCGATGAGTGGGGTCCGATTGAACTCCGTATTGATGATAAGGAAACTGCGGTAGAACTCCTTCGGGTTATTGTAGATAATTTGGGGACTATCTCTACAGTAGATTCATATACGAAAGCAGAAGGAAAGAAACTTAAGAAAATGGTGGAGGGAAAATGATTGAGAAGATTGAGAAGCCGTGGGGTAGTGAACTGAAGTTTGCTCACACTGCTCATTACGTAGGAAAGATACTGGAAGTGAAGGGTGGTGAAGCCCTGAGTGTCCAATATCACAAGCAGAAGGTAGAGACGATGCATGTATTGGAAGGCACTGGTCGTATCGTATTGTATGTGATGGATGAGGATGGAGAACCACAGGTCACTAGTATCAACAAGATGGAGGTTGGTGATACCTTCCACATTCCACCTCGTCAAATCCACCGAATCATCGCAGATACCGATATGAAGATTGTTGAAGTATCCACCAACCATTTGAACGATTTAGTCAGATTACAGGACCGTTACGATAGGAAGTAATATGATTTTACTATTAGGGGACATTCACGGAAACGCATCTATATTGTCACAGGCGTTAGGCATCGCAAAAGAGTCTAACGCTGTTGCGATTATTCAATTAGGTGATTTCGGGATGTTTCGTGATAATGAAGAATGGTTTCGTGCAAATATTAGTAATGCTCACATTCCGATTTACTTCATTGATGGCAACCACGATGATTGTAGTAGATGGGATACTTACCAAGAGGTTACTCGTATTTGGGATGACCGTGAACTGTTCTATGTCCCACGGGGAACTGTGATGGAACTGGATGGCCGTATTCTTGCATTTATGGGCGGAGCCGCAAGTATTGATAAAAAAATGCGATTAGAAAATAATATGCATTGGGATAGTAATGAAAATATATCACCTACACACGTAGAACGATTGTATAGAAATGCGTTGGGAAAGAAAATTGATATGTTTCTTACTCATTGCCCACCACATTCTGTAATTGAAAAGAATTTTGACCCTCTGCAAAAGTTATGGTTCGGTGTGGGAATAGATTGGATTGACCCAAATCAAAATATCATAGAAGATGCATGGGATAAGTTAAACTATCCACCTATCTATTCTGGGCATATGCATAAACGTGTCCAAGGAAAAGATTATAGAATTTTAAATATAAATGAATTATTGGCAGTGTAACCCACTACTTATTATAGAAGGTTATAGACAAGGGTTATACATATGCGAAAAGACAAACACAAATATACTACCATTCAAGTTAGTAAAGAAATAAATAAGCATATACGTGAATTCTGTAAAACGAATTTCGTAAATGCAGGACCATTGACAGAACGTCTGTGGTCTAATTATATTTCTTCTAGTGTGAGTGGTAGTATTTCTTTACAGGGTTAATATTATGAGAACTGGTTATATTCCGAAGGACCAACGTAAAAAGATTCTTCTTCTTTCAGACGATATGCGAGTGACCTCTGGTATCGGAGTTATGTCACGGGAAATCGTTGAAGGAACCGCACATCATTTTAATTGGGTGCAAGTGGGAGCTGGTGTCAATCATCCAGAGATGGGGAAGACAATTGATATTTCTGCTGCATTAAATAAAGAAATAGGTATAGACGATTCGTATGTTCGTATCTATCCGTATAATGGATATGGTGATAGCAGATTGATTCGTCAACTTCTTGAAATAGAAAAGCCAGATGCCATTCTCCATTTCACCGACCCACGGTATTGGATTTGGTTATATCAGATGGAGCATGAACTCCGTCAGAAGATGCCAATTCTTTATTATAATATTTGGGACGACCTTCCATTCCCAATGTATAATAAAGAATATTATATGTCATGCGACTCGTTGTTCTCTATCAGTAAGCAAACATATAACATTAACAAGCATGTTCTTGGACCAGAGAACCCACGGCATCTTGCATACATTCCGCATGGTATCAATACTAAGCGATATCACCCACTTCCAGCAGATGATGCAGCAATGCTTGAAACTCGAAAGAAACTATTTGGTGACGCCGAAGTGGATTATGTAATTTTCTACAATAGTCGGAATATTCGTCGTAAGCAAACATCAGATATCATTTACGCCTTCAAGGTGTTTATGATGAAGTTAACGCCAGAACAGCGTGAACGGGTTCGTTTGGTAATGCACACACAACCTGTTGATGATAACGGTACAGATTTACCAGCGGTTATCCGTGATGTCACACCAGAAGTACAAAAGTATATTGTGTTTTCTGCTGACCGTGTTGAAGCTGGATTCTTAAATCACCTCTACAACATCGCTGATGTAACTATTAATATGTCCAGTAACGAAGGATTCGGATTAGGTACTTGTGAAAGTATGGTCGCTGGCACTCCAATCATCGTCAATGTCACTGGCGGTCTTCAAGACCAATGTGGATTTATGGATGATGACTACAATTATCTTGACCCAGATGTACACTTTACATATGATTGGGGTAGTAATCACGATGGTAAGTATAAGAAGCACGGTAATTGGGCGTTCCCAATGTTCCCAACCAATCGTTCCATCCAAGGGTCACCAATGACCCCATACATCTTTGATGACCGTGCGTCATTTGAAGATGCAGCAGACCGAATGATGGAAGTGTATGGATTGTCCCGTGAGGAACGGAAGCTCCGTGGAGAGCTTGGTCGTCAGTACGCTTTAGGTCACGGTAAGTTTACAGCAGAACATATGTGTAACTCTTTCATTGAGCACATCAACAAGGGGCTTACTGATTGGACACCACGGAAGCGATTCACATTGGAGAAAGCATGAGCTACGAATTCGAGGTCGATATGCAACTAGGAATTGTAAAATCTAGGAAAACCGCACTAGTTACTGGTATCAACGGACAAGATGGTTCCTATATGGCTGACTTCCTACTTGACAAAGGATATAAAGTCTATGGAATGGAACGACGAGCCTCTGTCAAGAATAGAGAGAACACAAAGCATCTTATTGATAATCCAAACTTTGAGTTTATTATTGGTGACCTTGCTGACCAGAACTCACTCCTTCGGTGTTTGAAAACTGCAAATCCATCAGAAGTCTATAACTTCGCAGCACAATCGTTCGTCGGTGAGAGTTGGAACACGCCAGAACAAACCAGTGATATTACTGGATTGGGTGTTCTTCGGATGTTAGAAGCAATCCGTGAATATGGGGAACCTATTAAGTTTTACCAAGCATCTTCGTCTGAAATGTTTGGTCGTATGGTGGAGAATCCATCAAAAGAATCCACACCATTCTATCCACGTTCCCCATATGGCGTAGCGAAGCTGTACGGGCACTGGATTACTAAGAACTATCGTGAAAGTTATGGAATGTTCAATGTCTCTGGTATCTTATTCAATCACGAAAGTGAACGCCGTGGGATTGAGTTTGTTACTCGTAAGATTACTGATGGTGTTGCTCGTATTGCATTAGGATTCCAAGATACAATTGAATTAGGTAATCTTGATGCAGGTCGTGATTGGGGATATGCACCTGATTATGTAGAAGCCGCATGGTTGATGATGCAACAAGATACACCTGATGATTATGTTATTGCAACTGGTGTTACTAAGACTATTAAACATTTCTTACAAGCAGCATTTTATCAAGTTAATATCTTGGATTGGGAAAAGTATGTAGTGGTCAACCCCAAATTCTTCCGTCCGGCGGAAGTCGAGGTTCTTCGTGGTGATGCAACAAAGGCAAAGGAAGTATTAGGTTGGACACCGAAGACGCCGTTTGAGCAGTGGGTAGGAAAGATGGTTCACAACGATTTTACAAAGTTACAAGGATAATATATGAATATAGAAACTAAACCGTTATGTGTTGTTCGGGCACCATGCGCTACTCGTTCTGGATATGGAGATATGAGCCGTGACATCATTCGTCATATTATTGAATATGATAAGTTTGATGTTAAGGTTGTATCCGTAAATTGGGGTGAAACTCCAATGAACGCTTTGGATGAAAACAATCCAAAAGACAAGATGATATTGGACCGAATACTCACTGGTCCTCTTACGAGACAACCAGATTTGTTTGTGACTATCACAATCCCATCAGAGTTTGAAACGATTGGAAAGTATAATATTGGTATTACAGCTGGAATTGAAACTAGTATCGCATCTGCTCAATGGGTCGATGCATGTAACAGAATGGATGCGGTTTTCACTATCTCAGAACATTCAAAGAATGTATTCTTAGCATCTCAGTTTGGTCGTAGAGGCCCTAACGGAGAAGATTTGGGTACCCTTAAGCTTGAGAAGCCAGTCGAAGTATTACACAATTGCATTGACCAAGCTATCTTTAAGAAGCTCGAATACGAATCTGATGTTCAAAAGACGGTCAAAGAGGTATTAGCAGAAGTTCCAGAGAAGTTTTGCTATCTTTTTGTTGGTCACTGGTTGCGTGGAGACTTTGGTGAAGATAGAAAGAATGTTGGTTTGTTGGTTCGTATATTCCTTGAAACCTTTAAGCAAACAAAGAGTTCTCCACCAGCATTAATTCTAAAGACCAGCGGTGGCAATTTCTCCATCTTGGATAAACGAGAAATTCTAAAGAAAATAAATGATATTCGTAATACTGTGCAATTGGAAGCAGGTCAAACCATGCCAAATATTTATGTATTACATGGTGAGTTGACCGATAGTGAAATGAATTCATTATATAATCACCCAAAGATTAAAGCACACGTTTCGTTTACAAAGGGTGAAGGGTTTGGACGGCCATTACTTGAAGCATCGGTTAGTGGGAAGCCAGTGATTGCCTCGGGTTGGTCTGGTCATATGGATTTCTTGAACCCAGAAGAAGCTGTATTGGTCGGTGGTGAGTTGGCACAGATACATCCAAGTTCTGTTTGGGATAATATTCTTATCAAGGAATCTTCCTGGTTCCGACCAGATATTCAACAGGCAGCCAATGCACTTGCTGGTGTATTTATGGATTATGAAACCTTCCGTAAGAGGTCTGCAAAGCTGGGTAAGGAGAATTTTAAGAAGTTCTCCTATAATGCAATACAACAAAGAACGTGGGAACTTCTTGACAAGTATGTACCAGAGTTTCCAAAACAGGTTCCTATTAAGTTACCTACTTTAAAGAAGGTTGATTTACCTAAACTTAAAAAGGTTGAATAATGCCTCTACGTAGTGAACGCCGATTTATTAGCCTAAGTAATGTAAAGTCTGGTATGATGATTCAGTTTAGCTATCAGAAAAAATCTGGTGGTGCTGGGTCGTATACTGTGTTGGTTATAGACCCGAATCGTAAAAGTGAACGGGCAACAGAACCACAGTTACATGGATTTGTAATTGAAGAACTTACCGATGCACAATTGATTGAATTTTTCGCTTCGTTCGGCACAAGTATTAATATGGACTATGACGACAGACGGGCAAGTGTAGTGGAGAATTTAAATACAGACGAAGCTTATAAAACATTTTCAACATCACCGTATGTAAAGGGCCGTTCATATCGTACATTTAATCTGAGTGGAATGTCGCAGGTTCGTCAAATCTTACTTGGCTCAGTAGACTAGGAGTGAATATGTCAGAAGAAATTTGTCCACAAGAAGATTGTGTCCCTAAAGAGGACTTACCAAGTGCTATGGAAATGGCAAAGAATCTAATGCGTGACGGTACCAAAATTATCAAGAACGCAGTAGAAGGAAACAAGACTCTCGTTGAACAGTTTGTGAGAGACAACAGATGGTCTATTTGCAACGAATGTCCACGACTACAGAACGATAGATGCTTAGAATGTGGATGCTTTATGAAGGTTAAGGTAGCATTCCAAACTTCAGTATGTCCGTTAGGAAAGTGGTGATATGCCACCAAAAATAGTAAACTTACCGTATGGAGTATTTTCTGTTTTAGAGAATGCACATCACGACCATGTTCAACGAACTATCGCTTCTGGAAATATATGGGAACCTGAGATAATCAGTTTGTGTGAGAAATATGTAATTCCAGGTTCAACCGTAGTCGATATTGGGGCAAATTTAGGTGCATTCGCTGTTAGATTATCTCAGTTAGTGGGAAAGTCTGGAAAGGTTTTTTCTTTTGAGCCCCAAAGAATAATACATCAACAACTTTGTTGCAATATATTTTTAAACGATATCAGAAATGTATTTACTTATCAAATGGCTCTTGCTGAAAAAGAAAAGACTGTACATTTGACTCCAATAAATTATGATAATGGTGCTCCTGGAGAAGTAAGAATACACGGAAATGAAGGCGAAGAAGTTATTTGCAAACCACTTGACTTTTACAACCTATCGAATGTATCTTTAATAAAGATTGATGCCGAACGGTATGAACCATTTATATTTGACGGCGCACAGAATACTATAAAAAACAATCGTCCGGTGATATTGTTCGAACTAACAACATTACCATTACCAGATTATCCTACAAATTTTATTTATAATATGTTACATGATATGAATTATAATGTATATCTGGTATCAGAAAAGTCGGGCGATTATTGTGCAATTCCTATAGAAAAAGATACAATACCAAATGTCTAACAAACCAAATCTATTAATAGGGGCAATAAGTGCAAACTATTCCCCAGCAGATATTGAAGGGTGGGTCACAACATCCAAGTGGGATAACTGCGAACAAGTATTACTTGTATACAATGTTACATCAAAAAACAACCCACTGTTGACCTATTTAAAACAGCACAATGTAACGGTATTACAGCCTGATTTTGATTTCTGGGGAAATCCTGAATCAGAATTTCAGCATCATACTGGACTTTGTAATTTAGAAACTTCTTACAACTTAATTCATAATCTCAGATTTTTTCATATTTGGAATTATCTGCAAAATCAAAATTATGAAAAGGTTTTGATTACAGATGTACGGGATGTATATTTTAATCATAATCCATTTGAACGCATTCCCGCAGATAAACTAATAGCTACGAGTGAAGAAGTTCTCTATAAAAATCATCAATGGAACCAAACACATCTTCATTATAATTTAGGTGTGATTGGTATGTTTGTGTTACTGGATGAACCAGTATACAATGTAGGCGTGTTTGGTGGTTCCGCGGAACTGGTCAAGAACATTTCGTCGGACATTTATTTACTGTCTATTGGTAAGCACAAAGTGGCAGACCAAACTTCGTTTAATTATTTGATTCAAACCAAATACAAACATATGACACGGTTCAGCGGTATCAATGATAAGTTTGCCGTACACTTGCATGTGGTCAACGAAGGACTAGTGCCGTTTGATTATAAGGTAGCAAATGAGTATGCGATTATTCATCAATACGATAGAATCACTAATTGGAATAGTTTAATTATATGAAAATATTATATAGAATTTCTGATGGGTCGTACAAGAAAGAAAGATTTCAACATGCCACCAAACAACATTGTGTTGAAAACTTCTTGACACATTTCCCAACAGAAGAAGTGACCATTTATGCAGATAACGTTCGAGATGAAACACTCGAATGGATTACCGCATTAGGGTGCGAAACTATCCGTACAAATGGTGGAAGTAGCGCTGCAGGATTCCGTATCGTGATGGATGCCGCATTACAACTAGCCGATGATGAATCTGTATACTTTGTGGAAGATGACTACTTTCATTTACCAAACTCCAGAACAATATTGCTGGAAGGATTAGAGAGGTCACATTATGTTTCCTTATATGACCATAGAGACAAATATATTCCAGCCAGTATGGGTGGTAATCCTTTTATTGATGACGATGCAGCAGAACTTACTAAAGTCTTTGTTACTAATTCAGTTCATTGGAAACTTACTAACAGTACAACAATGACCTTTGCAACAAAGGTATCTACATTGAAGGAAGATGCTGAGATTTGGAAGAAGTATACCTCAGGCACTTATCCACAAGACTTCAAGTGTTTCCTTGAATTACGGGAAAATGGTCGTACGCTTGCTACCCCACTTCCAGGCTACAGTACCCATTGTGAACCAATGTGGGCATCACCTTTAATTGATTGGGAATCCGTATGAAGTATTCTATTATTATTCCTTATCGCAACAGAGAAGAGCACTTACAAGTATTATTACCTACCTTACTTGAAAGGTTTTCTAATGAGTCATTTGAAATTATTGTATCAGAGCAAAATGATATCGACAATTTCAGAATTGCGTGTGTTCAGAACATAGCCTATAATTACGCAAAAGGTGACATATTAATATTTCACCAAGTAGACTATATTCCAAGTGACGATGTTTCATATGAAGTTACGGATGTGCCGGTTCTTCCAGCTCGTCGTGGAATATTTTTAGGCAAGGACCATCAGTCACTAAGAGAGTTCAATGACATTCCTGCCGGATATCGTGAATGGTCGCGGGAAATAGACCCACGATTTTATGGTGGAGTTATTTGTATGTCCCGTTCCCACTTTGAAACTATTAATGGATTTAACCCACTGTATCGTGGATGGGGCAATGAGGACGAAGATTTGCGTGAACGATTTGTGTGGGCTGGATTACCCGTACACCGCAACGAGGTAGGTACCTTCTACTGTCTACATCACGAAGATAACGGGGATATGCAAAATAAAGAACAAGAAATACAGAAAGACTTCTTTGAAGGACGTAAATATCTAATAGAGCAGGCGTATGAACAACGACACATCGGGTATAAGAACCTTACCGCTGATGTACAGGAATCACAAACTGATATCCCGAATGTTCGTTGGTTGAAAAGTACTACCTATAAGGTGAGTGTATGAAGTCCTGTTTGATAGTATGTCACGGATATTTTGGTGACCACTTATTTGCAAATAGTATCGCTGAACATCTGATTGAAGAAGGTCAATTTGATGCGGTCGATTATGTTATAGGGTTTCCACAGGTACTTCCATTCTTTGTACGAAACCCGTATGTACGAAATGTATTTATTGATGGAGTGGGCCCATCACCAAGAATCCCATCAAATGCGAATACTTATAATAAGGTGTTCCAACTAAGACCTATAACCAGAGTGATACCACCTGCCGTTGAAGTACAAGTCGCTTGCGGAGTTAACAACCCATCACCGAGATTTCATATAAACACAGATGAAGGAATAGATAAGTTTGTCCGTGATTATTATGGTGAAAAAACTGGATTGGTTGTTGGACTAATGAATGGGTGGAAAGAACGTTCGTTCCTCTTTACCAAAGAACAATACGACAGAGGAATTGATGTACCAAACCTTGGTTATGGTGGGGCACACAGAAACACTGATTGGATTATAGAGCAACTCGAATTAAAGTTTAATACTATACGAGTGGGAACTGAAAAGAATGTTAATCAGTTTGTGGTGCAGCACGAAGGACCGTCATTAGACCTCACCGCGTCTATCCTAAAGTATTGTGATGTATTTGTTGGTGCGGAAGGTGGGTTGGCCAATCTGGCGTACGCTGTAGGAACGGATACCATCCTTACCTCCGACTTTGTACATCAATTGTATGGACCAAACGGAGTACTACAGAAGTTACCAGAACCAAAGTTGGGTCCAATATATTATGGTGGTAAGAATACGCACATAAACTTAGACCCATATCTTACCGATGAAGATGTGTTTTTACGAATAGTAGAATGTTTAGACAACAAGAGAATGGAGATTGAACAATGAAAGTGTTAATTACAGGGGTAGCTGGACTATTAGGGTCACGCCTTGCAGATTGGATTATTTACAACAAGCCCGGCACTGAGGTCATCGGGATTGATGATTTTAGTGGTGGGTACGAAAGTAACATACATCCAAATGTAACATTTTATAAAATGGATTTGGGTAAAGAGTCAGTTGACGCAATTTTTGAACGACACCAACCAGACATTGTATATCACTTCGCTGCCTATGCAGCAGAAGCACTGTCTCCGTTCATTCGTCAGTTTAATTATACTAATAATTTAGTTAGCACTGCGGGTATCATTAATGCCTGTATCAAATACTCTGTAAAGCGGTTGGTATTTACTTCCTCTATGGCGGTGTATGGAGATAATATCCCACCATTTGATGAAACAATGCCACGCAGTCCAGTTGACCCGTATGGTGTTGCAAAGATGGGTTGTGAAATTGATATTCAGATTGCAGGCGAACAGCATGGGTTAGATTGGTGTATCATCCGTCCTCACAATGTATATGGTGCAAAACAAAACATTTGGGATTCCTATCGTAATGTGCTAGGTATCTGGATGTATAAGCATCTAACTGGACAACCGCTTACTATCTTTGGTGACGGTACACAAATGCGTGCCTTCAGTGATATGACCGATTGTCTCCAACCGCTTTGGAACGCAGGTACCAGTTTCGTCGCATCAAAAGAAATCATTAATCTTGGTGGAATACACGAAACCAGTATCAACGAAGCAGCAGAAACATTAATTAAGGTTATGGGTGGTGGAGAAATTGTATATCTTCCACCCCGCCACGAAGTCAAATACGCATATCCAACATGGCAAAAGTCGGTAGACCTTCTTGGGTTTGAACACAGAACCAGTCTATTTGATGGGTTGACAAAGATGTGGAATTGGGTTAAACTACAACCTAGTAGACCACGACAAGTATGGGGAACATACGAATTAGAAAAAGGTATTTATCCATATTGGCAAAAGGAAACATTGATGGCGGAAGCTCCATCTACTCACCTATTAGAAAAGTAATTATAATATGATAACGGTTATTGTCCCAAGTTATAGGAATCCAAAGTATCTTGACTTGTGTTTAAAATCTATTACAGAAAATAAGGTATTAGATTCCACACAAGTTATTGCGGTTATTGATGGGTATGTAGCAGAAAACCAAGAGGTGATGAGTAAGTATCCTACTGTCGGGTTTCTTCCATTTGAAGATAATATGGGAATGCAATATGCCATCAACGCTGGCGTGATGCAAGCAGAGACAGAATACGTATTTGTAGTAAATGATGATAACGTATTCCCTACGAGATGGGACGAGCGGCTGACGGACTCTATCAAAAAAATTAAGGATGAACAGTTTGTTATTACCGTCAACCAAGTAGAACCGACTGGGCCTGGGATGTTTAATTTTCCGGTAGTGGACCTGGGACAAAGCGTTGATACCTTCTTGTATGACCAGTTTTTGGATAATGAAACAAAATTAGCAAGCCAACAAATCACCAGTGATGGTCATATTTTTCCATTCGTAATGAAGAAAAAGCATTTTATGGCTGTGGGTGGTTTCGATACATTCTATAATAGCCCTAACATCTGTGATTGGGATTTCTTTTTAAAGTTAGAGCTACTGGACTTTGCGTTTCCACGAATACACTCGTTGCATTTATATCACTTTGGTTCAGTATCTACAAAGAAAAATGCAGAGAGTGCAACATTCCGTGAAAAGGAACAAATAGCGATGGAACAATATATGTGGAAGTGGGGTACGCCACCATATAATCAAGCCAACATAAACAGTAAAGTTCCGCCAACTAAACAATTTCGAGGGTTTCGTGTATGACATTTAAAAATCCAGAAGTCGTGAAACAGATAGAAGAACAATATCCAGAGATGATGGCTGAATACAAGAAAATTATATGGGAACAGTATGAAACATTCTGCTTAAAACAATCCAACTACGGTCCCGGCAATATATCTGTGGGCACCTCTCTAGCAACCCAAGAAGATATTAAGTTGTCGTTGACGGGACTCTGGTTCCGTATGAACGATAAGAT